AAGAATGGTATGAGTGCGTTGGAGTCCACTCTTAGCAATACTACTGACCTATTTTTTAAGATCGGTGCAAGCCGTGGTAAGGATATTTCGGTAAATTTGCTTAAGGCATATCATGAAGATCGTGACCTTACCCTTCGTATCATCCAATGGGCACGAGATGTTCGTGGTGGAGCAGGTGAACGCCAGCTGTTCCGTCAAGCTCTCAAGCTAATTGAAAAGAATTTCAAGAGTGATCTTCTGGATACTACTCTTCTTGTTAATGTCCCTGAAATTGGACGTTGGGACGATCTTTTGATTTTTGAAGATGTAGAAGTTAAGGCATATGCATTTTCTTTGATTGCAAAGGCGTTGGAGGCTGGAAATGGTCTATGTGCAAAGTGGATGCCTCGTAAGGGTGCGGTTGCTGTAGAACTCCGTAGCTATCTTGGATGGAGTCCTAAGTTCTATCGTAAGCGTCTTGTAGAACTTACCAAGGTTGTAGAAACTCAAATGTGTTCTAAGGAATGGGATACCATCAACTTTAGCCACGTTCCTTCACTTGCAATGTCTCGTTACTCTAAGGCATTTGGTAAGAATGCTCCTGATGCATTTACTTCCTATAAGGAAGCCTTGAAGAAGGGTGATGATCCTAAGGTCAAGGTAAATGCGGGAGCAGTTTATCCTTACGACATTGTTAAGAACGTTCGTTATGGGGATAATTCTCTTGCTGATGAGCAATGGAAAGCTTTGCCAAACTATGTTGGTGATGCAATGGCCCTACCATTGGTTGATGTTTCAGGGTCTATGACTTCTAAGGTTGGAGGTAGCTCTACTATCTCTTGTCTGGATGTTGCAGTATCTCTTGGTTTGTATCTTTCTGATAAGAATACAGGAGCATTCAAGGATCTATTCTTGACCTTTAGCAGCAAGCCTAAGTTTGAACATCTGAAGGGGACTCTTTCTCAGAAGCTTCGCCAAATGGAAAGTTCACATTGGGAAATGTCTACTGATCTTCATTCGGCGTTTAATGAAATTCTGCGAGTAGCGGTTTCTAATCGAGTTCCACCTGAAGACATGCCTAAGGCTCTTCTGATCCTTTCCGATATGCAGTTTAATTGCTGTATGAATTATGATGATACTGCATTCCAGATGATTCATCGTAAGTATCATGAAGCTGGATATGAAGCTCCTAACGTCATCTTTTGGAATTTGAATTCCTCTGACAATGTGCCTGTTCGTTTCGATGAAAAGGGTACTGCACTTGTCTCTGGATTTTCTCCTTCCATTATGAAGTCGATATTGGATGGAGATATGTCTGGAATGACACCAGAAGGTATCATGAAGAAGGCAGTCCTTTCGGATCGTTATTCTTATTGAATAATTTATTGCTATGGTATACAAACCATACAGTCTGTGCCTGATATATTGAAATGTGATATCAGGAATTGTCAGACCAATAAATAAAAGGTGGAATGTCGTTGTGATGGAGGGCATTCCACCTTTTTCATAGTTATAATGTGTATAATATACGATGAATCGATTATTAGATGTTGACAGTCTAAATTTTATACTCTATAAATAGATATGTAAATGGGGATGTAGCTCAGTTGGGAGAGCAGAAGCTTTGCAAGCTTAAGGTCAGGAGTTCGAGCCTCCTCATCTCCACCAATTTTTAGGAATTTTATATGAGTGGCAGTTGGATTAACAATAAAAGTCACCAACCATCTGAGGGATGGGGCGGTTTAAAATAATAAATTATGGGGCTACCGATGGGTCGGGTGGCAGGCTGGCAGTCTACTAACCGGGATTCGATTTCCCGTAGCTCCACCAAAGTTTTATAGGTTCAGCTTGCTCGTGGGAGCTAGTGCATTAAGGTAGATTCGACTTCTACAAGCTGTTCATCAATCTCCCTAGAGGGGATCTGGCTGTGGGTATCTGAAGAGATAAGGTTATGACGGCAGGATACGGGAAGCCAGTCATATAAATTAGAGGATCTTCCTCTGTGAAACATTACAACAAGCTTCAAGTCTTAATGGCTAAGAAAGCGTTTATATTTTAGGATATAAACACCTACGAAACCAAACGATTTTGCATTTCTAGTAATGGGGAATGGATGAAGAAGATCCTTTATTGTATCTTCTATAGCATAATTTAAGATATACGTTGAGATACGTTATTAAGTCTTTATTTTATTGCCAAAGTCGTTTAGACAAGAGAATACAATGTTAAAGAAAATCGCACTAGGATTAACATTTGCCCTAGCTTTCGTTACCATGGCTCCATCAGTAGCCTATGCAGCAAATAATCAAAATGAAATTAACTGCCTTGCACAAAACATATATTTTGAGGCTGGAAACCAACCCGAACGTGGCAAGATTGCAGTTGCAACTACAGTGATGAATAGGATTAGGGATGGCCGATTTGGTAGTTCCGCCTGCTCAGTTATACATCAAAGAACAAAACGCACTTGCCAATTTTCATGGGTTTGTACACATGCAAAAGTACGAGACAGAAAATTGTATGCAAGCGTTATCCCAATAGCGGAAAGAGTATATAATGGTCAAACAAATGATCCATCTAACGGGTCATTATTTTTTAGATCAACCCGCTTGACATGCAAACATAGATATGCTATAAGAATTGGTCAGTTAGTTTTCTATAAGGTTTAAATAATGGCAAGTAACGTGTATGATGAATTGGCGATTGATTTTGTTAAAGTCGCCCGCCTAAATAAATTCCAAGCAAATATTATTGTAGATTTCTTAAAAAATGAGGGATTTATTGATTATGATCAGTTAAAAGAATATTACGAAGAAGAGTCTGAGTAATGTCGTCTTTACCTGAGATTAAAGATCTATGCGTTATTTTAGATGGACTAGTTAAAACATATAAGATCCCTTATATGGATGCAGCTATTCATTATTGTGAAGAAAATGGAATCGAAATAGAAACTATAGCCAAAGCTATAAAATCTAATGAAAAGTTGAGGTCTAAAATCCAAACGGAGGCTGAAGACCTCAACTTTTTAACTCAAAAAACAAGTAGAATCGATTTGTGACACCATTCGAAGCATATAAACTTTATAATGCTCTAAAACAGCATTTTAGAGATGAAAAGTATAATTTTTTCAAGTACAATGGTAAGACAAAACTAACAGATTCAACATTTGAAAAAAGAAAAGATAAATATTTCTTTAAAAAACTCTCTTTACATCCAGATCCTAAAGGTTTTTTGATTGCAAATTTCTCAAAATGCGGATATACTATCTGGATTGGAGATTTAGTGAAGAGTCCTGAATATCAGGATAATTACCGCAAATGGGCGGCTTCTTTAGGATCCTTATCCTATAATCTTTCTAATGAAATTTCATCCTTATCGGATGATTTATCGTCGTTAATAAAAACTAGCGGCGATTATCCAAAGCTATTTCAGTTGTATGTTGATGGATCCTTATCAACAGAAAGCTTAATAGCTATGGACTATGTACTTAACTTTATCTCATATTGGGATAAGTTAATTGATGATCCCATCTTCTATCAAGATGTCATATCTCGGGTACGGAAATATAAACCTTTCGTACAAATAGATATGGTAAAAATAAAGAAAATTTTGAAAGAAAAATGGGGTTAATCCTCTTTGTTATGATATTGTGAACATAAATACTACCGAGGCTTAGATCCTCATACCATCAGAGAATATAAGAGGAAATATCACATGTCATTTAGTAAATTTAAACAATCCCAACAAGACTCTCTTCGTAAGCTTAGTGAAGATTTAGCGAAGACCGAAGGTAATAACAATAAGGCAGATGATCGTCTATGGAAGCCTACCGCAGATAAGCAAGGTAATGGTTCGGCCATCATTCGATTTTTAGCTACACCAGCCGTAGATGGTGGCGATAGGCAACCATATGTCAAATATTACGGGCACTCATTCAAAAACGAAGCAAATGGAAAATGGTACATTGAAAAGTGCCGTTCGACAATTGGATTACCAGATCCTGTAATGGAGGTCAATGGTAAACTTTGGGAAGATGGATCGTATAACGATAAATCCCCTGAGCGTGAACAAGCTCGTAAGCAAAAGAGACATCAACATTTCGTTGCAAATATCCTTGTGATCAAGGATACCAATGCTCCCCAGAATGAAGGTAAGATCTTTTTATATGATTTTGGTCCCGGAATTTTCAATTTCATTAAAACAGCAATGAATCCACCTATTGATGATTTGACAAAAGAACCTTTGCATGCGGCATTTGATCCATTCAATTTTTGGACTGGTGCAGATTTTTATATGCGTTTTAATGTTAAAAATAAGCAACGCACATATGAAAATTCTTCATGGGGCGCACCTCGTGTGTTGGCACCAGATAACGAATTGGAAAAAATCCATGCAAATGAATTTTCAATAAAAGAATTTATTGATCCAGCGACATTTAAGAGCTTTGAAGAGCTTCATAAGCGCCTCGCATTTGTTTTGGGTAGTAAGCCTGATTCGTCACCAAGAGAAGAGCCTAAGGAGCTTAAAAAGGCTCTTTCCAAGTCAATGAAAGAAGAATCAGTAGATGAGTCATTGCCTTGGGATAGTGGTTCTGACTCTAATACAACCTTTGGATCGGATGACTTCGATCCTGATGACTTCGCTAAGTTGTTAGAAGATTGATATCCTAAATAGGGTGGTGTAATAGCCACCCTATTTTTTTCAAAGAGATTCCTATATGAAGTTGCTTTTTATTCTCAAAAGAAGAGAAGATTATAATTCTGAAATACATTCAAAAATTGGTCTAAGCACAGGATTATATAATTCCGCTAAATTCATGAATGATATGATGGTGGAATCTGGATTTGATTCTGTCTTAGAGGTGGCTGTCGATAATAATTGCATAGACAGACTCGTGACTGAACATAACCCAACTCACGTAATTATAGAAGCACTTTGGGTAGTACCTTCTAAATTTGCCGAGCTTACAAAATTACATCCTAATGTGACATGGATTATTAGACTACACAGCGAAATGCCCTTCATGGCTGGCGAAGGTATTGCATTGGATTGGATGGGCGATTATGCTTCATTCAATAATGTTTTAATAGCCTGTAACGCACCAAGAATGCTAGGTGAGGTAAGGGTATTTCTAAAATCAAAATTTAGATGGTCTAATGAGAAGACAGAGGATAAGGTTATTTACCTTCCAAATTTTTACCCACAAGAATATTCAATTAAATCTTTTGATAAAGATAAATATTGGATCGATATATCTTGTTTCGGAGCGGTCAGACCTCTTAAAAATCATGTATTACAGGCTCTTGCTGCATTAAAGTTTGCTAATTCCATTAAAAAGCAATTGCGATTTCATGTGAATGGTGATAGAATTGAGATGAAGGGAGATCCCATTCTTAATAATCTTAAGGGGATGTTCCAACATTTTTCTACTTCCACTGCCAAACATGAAATTATCATGCATACATGGTGTCCTAGAGAACAATTTTTAAAAGTATGTTCCGATATGGATATTGGAATGCAGTGTAATCATTCAGAAACGTTTAATATTGTTAGTGCAGATCTTGTTTCACAAGGCGTCCCTATTGTAGGATCCAGTGAAATTCCTTGGGCATCTAGGTTATTCAATGCCGAGCCATATAATAGCGATGGTATTGCTAAGGCATTGACTCGCACATATATGTTTCCAAATGTCAATGTACGAAGAAATCAAAAGAAATTGTATAAATACACTAACAAGACACGTAAAATCTGGGAAAACTATTTTAAAAGGGTATCATAACAATGTCAAGCGAATTAGATCCTCATTCCGTAGTATTATACAAATGGGATGACCAAGGCAGACTTCAAACTACAAACAAATTTGCTAGAAATCTAGAAGAAGCTAAACGTATAGCTTCAGAATTTGAGCATGATTTGGTAAAAATTTACAACGAATTTATGGAACTGATTTCCATCAATAGCGATGGTGGTCCTGATGGAGAGATATACGCATGAAATATATTATTTTAGGGAATGGAATTTCTATTAATAAGGAATTCGAAACTGCGTCAGAAGCCTTTACTTTTGGAAAAGGTCTAAATGTAAATTTTGCAGTTCATGAAAAAGATATGGGTGTTATAGATCTTAAGCCTGTGATTATTGCAGAGTGCGATAAAGGTTCGAGTACATCTGGGCCAGAGTATCTAGCAGGATAATAAAAAGGGGAGCTAATGCTCCCCTTTAGTTTATAGACAGTTATTATTTTGTTCTAGTCTAATTTTATTTAGTTGTTGGATGATCCACTGTCGCCAGCATCATCTGGTTGGGGAGTAGGTTTCTTTTTAGGAACAAATTTTTCGACACCACTTATACCAAGGCATCCGATTATTAGATATACTAAAGAATCGTAGATAAATTCGGTAATAGTCTTTCCATAATATAAATTGGAAGCCCAAGTAGCAACCACCATCATCAAACAGATAAATGCGACCCATCGTTTAGAGGAAGGGACGCCATCGTAATCCTGAAGAATTTTTGATACATATGAAAATGCGAGAGTTATTTTCATTAATTGCTCCAATAATTTAAATCTAATGAATTTCTTGGTGCTGCCGTTGGAGAAATAGTTACTCCACCACCGCTACCACCAGCACTTGAATTGTTTGTTTTATTATTTATAATAGTATGACCGGCAGTAGCAAATTGCTTAGATGTTTTAGCATCCTTCCTTTTTTCATGTTCTCTATCCATGGTCACCAATTGTTTTGATTTTTCTTGTAATGGCGCATGTATTTTAGTGGCAGGATGAGTTTTAGGTGTAGCTATCATAGGACTTCGTTTAGTAGTTGGTGTAGCCGTGGGTGCGGGAGACGCATCCCCACCATCAAATAATTTATAAGCCCCATATCCCAAAGCCGCTGTACCAGCGACAGCAGCCGCTCCGGCTAATACTTCTGGTGCAGCTAGAACAGCTCCAACGCCCGCTAGACCCTCTCCTATACCAGCTAGTAGGCCACCACCTTCTACTAACCCTCCTAACGCCTCTGCGCCCCCTACAGCGGCACCTGCCTCTCCACCTAATGCCTCAGCCCCAGCCGCTTCAGGAGCGGCATCTTTTAAGAGACTTCCACCTTTAGGAGATTTACCATTACCAAATAAATTTTTAACTTTAGGACCAACTTTAGAAAGAACATGCTCTCCTACCTTTTCTTCAGCAACACCAGCAGCAACTTTAGTTGCATCATGTAGGAAACTACCTTTATTCCCTTCACCTTCTTCATCTTTAGATTCTTCATCTTTAGATTCTCTGGTGAACAACTTTTTAAGTTTCTCTCCTACACTTGTCTTGCTTTTTTCTGATACTTGTTCTGCATCATGGCGCTCTTTATCCTCACGTTCATTAAGCTTTTCTACTTGCTCATGTTCTTGTTTTTCTTCTTCTTTTATTTTACCTGTCATCATATATGAAAGAATATTCGATACGTTCTTATCTATCGACATTAATAATTTAGAAGAATCTAGATTCATAATTGGGAACGCATGTTCTCTTTTAATAGGTTCTTTATCTTTTTTGAACCAATTCATTACCTTTGCAATATCATCCATAATTGGCATGTGAACAGCCAATCGTTCATGAACGTGTCCTACATATTTCTTGGCCGCATCGCCAGCCAGTCTCTTAACTTTATCACGATGGTTATTTACCTTATCGTGCTGGTCACCTAATTTTTTATTATGGTCATTAGCATGATTATTTAAATGTTCGGTAATATCATTTTTAGAAAGTGGTATTCCATCTTTTCTATAAGAAAAGTCATTGGGAGACATCGGAGCAATACCCATCTTTTTAAGACGAGTTTTTTCTGCATTTGTAAGATCCATTAACTTACCAAGAGACTCTCTCTCATTGATAGGTTTGCGCTTAATAAATGCATCTTTGATATTATCAAGAACTTTACTTAGATTATCTAATACTTTACTAGATTTATCTAGATTAGCGTCAATATGATTCAAAGATTCTTTTAAATTATCACTTGATTTATCTAGATTAGCGTCAATATGATTCAAAGATTCTTTTAAATTATCACTTGATTTATCTAGATTAGCGTCAATATGATTCAAAGATTCTTTTAAATTATCACTTGATACCTTAGGAAGTCGAGGCTTATCACTTTCTTGTTTTTGTGCTTGGGGTTCTGGTTTCAGTAACTCAGCTGTTGATACATCTTCTTGTACTTCCGCAGTTTTAACTGTTGCAGAAACACGGTCAAGCATTTTAGCAGTAGCTATCGGAGCTTCTTTTTTCCCGGCAAACCATTTTCCATTCGATTCATCAAATGAATATTTTTCGCCATTGATGGTAATAGGTTCTTTAGCCATCGTTATTCTCTAGTTCCTCTTTAAGCTTCTGTTGTATTAAACCCGAATAGATATCTCTTTCAAAAGGAAATAAATTTTCTATTTCTGGTATAGAGAAATTATGTCGCTGAGTCAAATTAAATATTAAATAGTAATAGTTTATTAACGAATTATGACTCAGCCCCACGGAAAAAAATCAGCAATTCCTTCCAATTCAATAATTCTATCATTCTTTTTAGTATTGGTATACTTAATAGTATGGCGAAGTTTTGGCATTGTATCTACAAATTCATCTAAAATCTTTTCATAATTTACTTTTCCAAAATTATTTATGAATTCCTGTTTTTCTTCTAAGCTATATGATGCAGCATCATATACTTTATCTCCTTCATAAATCGTTTCCAGACAGGATGCTATCATATCAATTTTAGTTTTTACCGATGTATCATTAATAGTAGGGTATCGGAATTGAATTTTAATATCATTTCCGATATCTATTAATGTATGATGTTCTGGAAATATAGTGGGCTTAATAGAATCTATATCGACATCAAATGAATATATCTTATTATCCTCTTTATCTCTATATCGTAGGGTCACAACATCATTGACAGATTTGGCTCTAATTTGTAAAAATAGATACTCTACATCAAATATTGGTAGTTTATTGACATCTATAGAACTGTCACCAAGACAATTTGTTAATACTTGTTTAACAGCATTCGCTGTATCTTTTGGATCATTGCTTTCTTGGGCTATAAGAAATATTTTTTCTTCTCTTACAGTAAAGGGTCTAAATTTTACTTTATCTTTTACACTGATCAAAGATGTCTCAAAAGTTGGAGCGGAAATAATTGGAAGAGTCATTTAAAACCTCATTATAGTATGGTAATACCAGTTGCTGGTAAATTTGTTATTTGGGAAGGCTGTTGTGATATCGATAGGTTATTTGTATTAAAATTAACAGGATTAGTTGTGGAGTAGTACGTATACGCAAAAGAAGCTGGAACAAGCACCAAGCTGTCCGTTGCAGCCCATGAAAAATTAATAGGACCGACTGATACAGGGAATATATCTTTAAATGTGGTTGTCATGATCGTTCCGCCATCTTGCCCAAATTGCGTAAGGGTTCCTTGCCCGATATAGCTATCGTGATAGTTTAAGAGCATAGCCCCTGATCCTGAATACGAGGGCATCACTAGATTTATCCAACTTTGTAAAAGTTCTAAAATATTTCCAGATGCATCACAATAAAACATAAGATCTAAGTTGGAAAAATTCGTACCTGTAGCATATGGCATATCAATACCATATCCGAGACGTTTTGTAGAATTAGTTTCGATACGTCTATTTGGCTGTTGGGCAGATGTACATAATAGATTAATACTTTGGGCAGATCCTTTAACACTACTAGGAGGATTTAGCATCATTTCAAAATGGGCTTCTCGTGCCAAACTTTGATTTGTTTGAGATAAGAATGTTTGGATATTGAATGACATTATTTCTTCCTTATGGGTTTAGCAGGTTTCTTTTGTTTCACGGATGACAACATAGCAGCAGAATCCTTCCAAACAGCAGCAGTAGTTGCTTTTTGGAATTTCTGAGTAGGTAACATCAATGCAATATCCCATTCTTTAGGCTCAATGTATAAAAATTGGGATCTCACATGATCGTATAAATACATTTTAAAACATGGCTTGAATAATGAAAGATTAGATGCATTTTTTAAGGTTTGGTATGATATCATTAAACGAGTTGTATCATCATACTTTTTATTATTAGCTATCACATACAAAGCATCCATTAGTTTAGCCCTTAGCACTGGTTGAAGATAGTGTAGGTTAATACCGTAGAATCCTCCGGGGAATGTTGCTACTGGAAATATAAGAGGGAATGCATCCCAATACGGAAGCTCATCTTTATGTTTAGCATCATATGTGAACATATACATACGTCCCGGCATACATGTATTAGTGGCCAAAGCATTCCCAAATAGGTTATCTCTATTAGAAATCAATCTAGCAGCCCTATAATTTAATGCCTTATTACGAAACCAATCTCTTGCCTCTTTAGATTTATTAGGAAGAATACCCAAATCAGCGGCTTTTTTAAGCATATTACTATAGATATATTTACTGGTGGTAGTTGAAACCATTTAAAATCATTCCTCGTTTTATATATTTAGTTGATAAACCCACTGTTCTTTTCTGTAGATATAACAAATATCCAGCCTCGTTCATCACAGAATTTTTTACATGCATTCCATTTCGCCTGATTGATCATATACGTAGAGGCTTCTTCTAGATATCTTTTAGTTTGACGTTTAGGTTTAACAGGAGGTTTGGTATACTTATCGGGTTTAATCTCCATTACAATTTTATCACCAGCTTTATTTTCTAAGTAAATATCTGGAAAATATCTATGGCTTTTTTGGTCAATAGGATTAAAGTATACAATAGAAAATTCCTCTGATGCCCATTTTAAAACAGAAGGATCTAAATCTAATCTACGGAATACTTGTAGTTCCCACCCAGAGCGATATATAATATTATTTGGATTGCCCATATATTTATCGGGATTCTCTGGGGTATAACGGCCTTTATAGGTTTTATAGTTCATTTAATTTATCTCACATAAATACTTTATCCAATATAATATTTATAGGGAAAGCCATGAGTTCAACCACTATTACTGACCCAAATGTAGTAAAACAATCTTACAAGCCATATACTGGCTCACAATCGCATGTATTTCCGCCTGAATTAGCAAAATCTGCTAATTTTTTATCTATGAATATCAGATCATATCAAAATACTCCCGGAATAACTAGTGGAGGTTCTGCTCCTTCTGTATCAGGATATAATATTCACCTGCCTATACCATACGCAGGATTAGAAGATAATTTTCATATCGATTATGAAAATACTGCTAGAGATGTTTTAGGTGGTACAGCGGCTGCTGTTATGGCTGCGCTTCATAATAGAACAGTTGCAGGTGATCCCCATGCAGGATATATTTCTAGAGTAGAAGATGGTATAAAAAATAGTTATTATGGTGAATGGGAGGGTATATCTGCCTTTGTGGGATCAGAACTTCACGGGGCTATTTTAAATAAAACTGGCACAATCGGGCAACAAGCTGTAGGACAAGCTGTTAATCCTAATATATCTGTCTTATTTAAAGGAATAGGTATTAGAACTCATTCGTTCCGATGGAAATTGGTAGCCAAAAATTCTGCTGAATCTAATCAAATATACGGAATAATAAAACTTTTAAAAACGGCTGCTCTTCCATCTAGAAACGCTGGTAGTAGTTTTACTATCCTAGATTATCCAGATGTTGCATTTTTATCTTTGAATGGCCCTCAGGGTAACGGATTAATTACATTTGCAGGTTTTGGTTGCTTTATCGAAGATATTCAGGTAAGCTATGGTGGATCTACGAGTCCTGCATTCTTTTTAAATTCTAATGCACCAGTAGAAGTAGACCTTATGATATCATTTAGAGAACGTACTATTATAACATCGTCGGATATATCATAATGACAACGCCTTCTTATTTCGGAAATTTTCCTAATACAGTTTATAATGGAACAACTATTCCTAATATATTCATGCGAGTTAAATTTCTAGAAACGTTACGGCTGGCTTCATCTGTATATTATCCATATGTTATAGAAGAAGGAGAAACTGCTGATGGCATCGCATCTTGGTATTATGGTAGTCCCGTTTATGATTGGGTAATTTACCTAGCAAATAATATCATAGATCCTTATAGTCAATGGCCCAAAACATCTGCTCAATTTTCAGATTATATTATTAAAACATATGGTAGTATACAAGCCGCTCAATCTGAAATATTATTCTATAGACGAGAGCCAGATATAGGATATCTATCTCCTGATGGTAGTCAATTTTCATCTTCTCCGCAACAGGGATATAATGTTGTGGTAAATAATACAGATTTAAGAATAACTCCATCATCATATGCTACTATACAAGATCCGGCCAATTACTTTCCAGTATATGCGTATGATTATGAGAATGAACTTAACGAAAATAAACGTAATATATCACTCATAGATAAAAGTCTATTACAACGAATTGTTTCTGAATTATCTGGATTACTAAATGCCTAACAATACATATAATCCCGGATCCTTATCCAAGATATCCCTAATCATCACCAACTTTGATGGATCTAAACAAATAGACATATCTTCTATATTCGTTAATCTCTCTATTACTGAAGATATTTTCAAGAATACATTATACGGATCGGTTATTATCAAAGATGCAATCGGCCTTCTCGAAGGTGCGCCAAATAATCCAAATTTACAAGGCTTTCCTATAGTCGGAGAAGAATTCCTTTTGGTATCGTATACTCCGTTAAATCAAGATACAGTTAATTTAAGATTTATGGTATATTCTGTTGACGATATCGTATACGGAAAATCCAATTTTAAAAAACAGTACACCCTTAATTTCTGTAGTGAAGAACATCTGATCGATTCTACTACAGTGGTAATGAAAAGCTATACTGGCATTAATTCAGATAATGTTCAAAATCTATGTAAGGATTTCTTACAAATAGATAAGGTAGATATACCATATAAAGGACATGCAATTAAGAAATTCGATAAGATACAGCCGACCAGAGGCAACCAGAATGTTGTCATTCCTAGATTGCCGCCAATTCAAGCCGCACATTTTCTTGCCAGACGTTCTATTGCGGCAGATGCAGCGATGAATACAGGTACATACCTATTCTTTGAAAACTTTAAAGGATTTAATTTTTGTGATTTGGAATATCTTATCACCCAAGGAATAACAAAATTTAATTCATTTGGTAAATATACTTCTCAGACAGATTATCATCCTATGGTATACAGATTCGAAGATCCTATTGTGGTTGGCTCTACCTCTAAACAACCACAACTAAGAGAAATGAATGCCATTCAAGCAATGCATCAAAAACATTATTTTGATACTATTGAAAAATTAAAAAGAGGACTAATAGAATCCGATACAGTCCTATTCGATTATACCAAAGGAACTTATTCTCCTACCAGATATAGATATATAACTACTCTTGACAAAACCAATACCAATCAGGTTGGATTGGGTAATGAGACAGGAAACTCTTTTCCTACCAATAGTAATTCTTTTATGACATTTGCTACATCTAATAGCGATAATGTCGTTAAATATAGTAAATTTTTCATGATACCTAAAGATACAAGCCAACCAGACACATTTCTAGATACGATTTATCCTAACAGGGCATCATATTTTACAGGAATGGCCCAGAATATGTTTACTCTAGATACTTATGGGAATACCAAAGTAAATGCAGGTGATGTCATTTATGCCACCATTCCGTCTAGTGTAGATAATTCTCCTAATAAATTTATTAGTGGCTATTATCTTGTTTGTACTATTCGACATATCATAAGTCAAACATATTATCATATGAAAATGGATATCTATAAGAATGCTGTTGACACAAAACTACCAACAATGGATTTACCTAAATCAAATACCACATCTAACACAGGAAATTCTAAATGATTAGTGACCTTCAACATATTATGGGAGTAGATCATACTATATGGTATGTCGGAGTTGTAGAAAATAGAGATGATCCATTAATGTTAGGTAGATGTCAAGTTAGAATAATTGGTGTACACCCTGATGATAAAACATTAGTTCCTACCACAGATCTTCCATGGGCTATGCCAATTCTTCCTGTTAATGGATCACCGGCTTTTGCTGGCATGGGGCATTCTCCTGTAGGACCAGTTATTGGTACAACAGTTTTTGGTATATTTGCTGATGGTATAGAGCGCCAGCTTCCATATATGCTAGGAACGATTGCAGGCGGTGTAGGACACCTTGACGCAGGTTCTAGTGCATCACTAGGGGATACGTTATCAGGCTTCGTAGCGGGCTTTATTCCCACAGCTGCATCAACTGGCATGATATCCCGTGGAGCATTCTATGCTAAATTTCTATTACAGAATTTAAATAATGCAGGATTTAAAATAAAAGATTTTCATGCAGCGGCAATAATGGGAAATATTGCTGGCGAATCTGGTGTTCAAGCCGTGGTAGAAGGACATTTTGGGCATCCATCTGGCCCTCCTCCTATCAACAGTCATAATGTCGGATACGGATTTGCACAATGGACCAATAGTAGATTGGTTAATTATCTCAATTATTGTAGCCAACATAATAAGAACCCTCAGAGCGAGGATGCTAATATGAGTTTTCTCATATATGAACTTACAGGATCATTTAAAGGTATGTTAAATGCGTTAGCATCTGGCGGTACGCATAGTGCAGCTGGAAATCCTAACGGACCACATAATGTGGATAATATCATAGGGGCAACGTCCTATGTCCTAGGACAGTTTGAACGTCCTGCCTATAGATGTTTAGCCACTACAACACCTCGTCGCATAAATTATGCACAATTGATATGGGCTGGCATGAAAGGTACTGGCCAGCCAGTTAGTGGAACAGGAACCTATTCATGACAGATTTATCAAACACAATTAATAATATCATAACTTCTACAGAAATGGCAATAGTAGATATAGCATCAACAGATTTTCTTTCTGTTTTCGGTGGAGCAGGGAACTTATCTGTAAATAATCTAACCCAATATATTCAAAGTTTTACTAATACTATCCCCATTTCTACTGTAGAAACATATCCAACGCTTTCTTCCACTACTTCAGATGTAGACACTAATACAATATTATATAATCCAAACGTTAGTGTTAGAAGTGATATAACTGGATCAAATACATCTGCCAATGGAGTTGTTAATCCAACCACTAGATATGTCAATCCAATAGGTAATGAACCTCCTGTAGCGGGGCAGGTTAGCTATTATCCATATAATAAAGCTTATGTGAGTGAGTCAGGCCATCTTAAAGAAATAGACGATACTCCCGGTAATGAACGTTTGTTAGATCAGCATGTATCTGGTACATATCAGGAAATGAAGGCTTCAGGCGACCATGTTATCAAGGTGGTTGGTGACAGTTATACAATTGTTGCGGGCGCAGATCATATTACAGTTCAAGGTTCTATATTAGTTCATGGCGAACAAGAATGTAATATGAGAATAGGTGGTTCCATTAATATTATAACAGATGGAGGATGTAACTTAGTATCAAAGGGGGCACTAAGAGTTAGAGCTTCTAGTTTGGCTTTCGAATCCACATCTGGTGATATTTCATTCCTATCTGCTGCCAATTTAACTATGACAGCCGCTGGATCCACTAATATTAAAAGTCAATCGACAGCTATCCAAAGTGATAATATAACATCTATCAAAGCTGGGCAGAATTTGGTTATAGAAGCTCAAAAGATATCAGAACATTCTATGTCTGATATTGTCGCTCAGGCAAGCGGAGGAATTTATATGCAATCCCAAGGAGATACAGATATTATTTCTGGTGGCAAGACTGTATTAACAGGATCATCTATAGAAGTAGCCGGGATATTAAATGCACAAGGTCAAACTAATATGTTAGCGTCTGGTACTCCTGTTCAAGGACAAGGTTCAGCTAGTGGTAGTAGTCAATCCCCAGATCAATTTGTTCCAGCTCAATTATCTAATGGATCTGGTATAACTGGATCTAACAATCCAGATGACGTTTATATGATGAATGATGATGATACCCAATCTGCAATGACAGCTATTCAAACAGGTCTTAAAAATGGTACTATCCAATCTGCGGATCTTATACCACCTGCGGCTGGTCAATCAGATGCGGCTGGTGCGCCTAATGTCAATTTTAATGCTATTCCAACTTCTATTATTGCGCTGCCTAGTGGAGGTGCTTTAGATAATCTTCAGCTATCGCCTAATTTCACTTTGGGAAGACTTTCTAAACATGCTTTGGCAAGCCCTACATCAGTAGTAGCTCAACATGGGTTAAGTCAATTGCAGATGGTACAAAATCTTCAAATGTTAGCATTGAATTCTCTGGAATTAATTAAGAAAAAGTTTCCAGACATGCAGATTACAAGTGGATTTAGATTAGGAAGTTCTAATTCTCAACATGAACGAGGTATGGCATGTGATATGCAATTTGCATCTGCAAATGCAAATAGAAATCAATACTTTACATATGCTCAATGGATACGAGATAATGTACCATACGATCAATTATTATTAGAGTATAAAAATTCTGGTACTAAATTACCATGGATTCATATATCATATAATGGTGGAGGAAATAGACGCCAAGTATTAACCCTTTTTAACGGGCTAACACATGGGAGTGGGCTGATCGACCTTTCGGGTAGTTCTTCATAACGTCTTGTGCAGCTGCCCATGCAGTCTCAGCTTGCCTAGTATGGATGATAATATTTCCGATAGGATCACCCACAGATCCATGAATATCCTTGGCATAGACAGGATTAGAAATCAAGATAGTAATCGACATAATAAAATACTTCATGGTTGAACTCCTTATCAATTGATTTGGTATAACACCAATAGATTAATTATTGGTTATCTTATGCCAAAGAATTTTTGATGAAGTTATACCCCAAACCGAATTCATATTCGATATAATCATAGCCATAAAATTTAAATTGTTCTTCAAGTCCTTCTGCACAAATGAGGATTCGAATAGCGTCTTCACGACTATTGTTCATTGCATCACGAATAATCAGAATACGATTATTGAAATCAGCTTCCCGATTTTTTTGTTCAATCCGTTCACGTTCAATAGAAGCGTCAGAAATTTCACAAACTTCATCCCAAATTGCTTGCTTACCGTCATCATCAGCACTCTTCCACTGTTGCCAGAAATTAGAAGTAGGACGATATCCGTATGCATCCTTATGGATATCCGAAATAAGATTTTCATCAAAAGTGTGATTGGTCATAATGACTTCCTTTGCGTGAATATCCTCTTCTAATATATTTTAATTATAGTGTCAACATTTATTTTAAATTTTTGACTTCGATATAATCATATAGATAAAATCTAAAATCTTCTGCCAGAAATTAGAAATGATATTTTTATCAAAAGTGTGATTAATTATAATGACTTCCTTTGCGTGAATATCCTCATCCAAAAATATTAAATGAGGATTACCATTGTGCTTACACCATGCCAAAGCGACCTGTGCCTCATCGGATGTAGGTGATGATCTGGATCTAATTCTATCGACCGTTTCCAATAATTCTAATGCACCATCACGCATCCATTTTGGTAGATCTTCATTTGTTGATTTATCCAATAGTCTTTGTCTAAACTCATTATAACGTTGAGTTTGTTTAATTTCTTCGTCTGTCATAAATTTTCCTTAATAAAAAAGGGGAGAGATTTCTCCCTCCCCTTTCCCCGCCTATTCTAAATCAGCCCATGCTCTAATTTAGAATCGTAGAGTTGCCGTAGCAGCTACAGCATTCTTATGGGTAGATCCCAAATCATGATATTGGTATTGGGCACCTACAGATACCGGACCAACAACATTAACCTCGACACCGCCAGTGAAAACAGCTCCCTTAATGGAACGAGCATTAAAATCACGGAAATTATCATATGCCGCACCAGCATAAAGAAGCGCATGGTTATTCAATTCGTAACCAACTCGGCCACCAACGTTGATGTCAGAACGATCAAATACGTTTGACAACCCAGCTTCTACACCTACCGTAACAGGTCCGACAAGCTTTGCATCATATCCAGCTTCTACGCCATAATTGAAACTATGGTTCGCAGGCACATTTGTAACATCCTGATAGCCAGCTGTCGCTGTCACACGAGGTCCAGTAAAGCTATCTGCCATAGCAGGAGTTGCAGCAAATGCAAGGACAGCTGTAGCGATAGCAAACAAAATAGACTTATTCATATATTCATTCCTTTAATAATATTAGTTTAGTTTAGACTTAAGCTCTTCTGCCTTGGCTTTCCATAAGGCTTGGAACTTAGGATTCTTTGCCCTTGCCATCAGGTCATAGAATTTCGAAATAGTTTCTATAGGGTTAAACATTTTTATTTTCTCTGTTGTATTGTTCGACACTGCGCATGCCTGCGGGAGAAATAATTACTTGACCTCTTGCAGAATCTCCATAATCAGCAAAAGTCAACCAATGAAGATTTTCTTTTCCTACAAGATTTACAAAATCGGCCATTACTTTTCGTGTCATTCTAGGCAGATCCCGATATACCCAATCGATTTTATCTGGAAAGCATTCACGAACTAGAGAAGCTTCTAATTCATCAGACAGCTTCTTTAACTCTTGCATTTCTTCCTTTGTGAATGGATTATTACCAGCCATACAATTACACCTTTCGATTCCACAATATACAAAACATTTCTTATTGATTAACTCGGGTCCATACATTCTTTATAAATCCTTGATCTTACGTCATTTGCCGACATACCTTCCGTATCTAAAGAATTTAGAAAATTGGCAATATGATCCAATCCTTCATAGAGATAAGGTTTAGGTGTCTTACTAACATTTGCATCATAGATCTTTTTACGTAGACCAGACGAACTAAAATGATGATCACGAGAACAATAATGAATCTTAATAGGTAAATTAGCCCCTGTAAAAGTATGATTATGTTTGTAATCAGCACCAAGAAATCTAACATCAATTGGATACGTTGTCAAGATAGCATATAGATCATCTTCTGTTTCGTATGGAATAATTGTGGCACCTGATGCAAAAATACAACTACTTAATTGTAACCATCGTTCGAAATATGATTGGATAGGTCTGTTCTTCTCAGGGCGATCTATAGTGGGATCAGTATGCAATCCAATATAGAGGTGGCTACAATTCTCCCTACATTCCTTAAGCATTAGTAAATGCCCAGCATGTAAAAGATCAAATGAAGAAGCTATGAAACCATTTGTCATGAATTTAAAATCGCTTCTACCAAAAAGATAAACCCTACTGTGATCACTATAAGATCCATAGCACATTTAGTGATATAATATGCAATACGAGACACCATAGAAAACCTATGTATTGGATTATTCTTGTCGAATGTACGGGCTATATCACATACTCCAATCCACAACATTAAAAATGTAAGAATGTAATAAAATATCATCACCATTTGGTTAAAACCTCATATAAACTTTTTATCATATACTTAATAAGTGCAACAGGCCACCATACAAGTTCCGAAGTGGTCATAAAATTTCCAGCTCCACCAATTACGAGAAACAATCCAATTATAGGCCATGCTAAAGTCACAAGAAAAATAATCATACTCATATTTTAATTTCCCTTTTATTCACGGTCTATTGTGGTGCATGGCGAGTAGTTTGTTTTGCAAGAAAGAACATAATTCGAGGCATATAATTCGCAGCTTGTTTGAGTAAATTACGTGCCTCACATTCCCATTCCACCGCTTCAGCTAAGATTTCTTTGGTATTGGTAAGCTTGGCGTTGGTTATATCGAGTAATTCTTTAGCGTATTTTAGGGCAGTTATGCGGTGATCTGCATCTTCTCTGAGAGCTATCACGTTACGTTTAAGATGAGCAACCTCATACCGTAGTTCAGTAATCACGGTGGCGGCTCGTCCCTCATATGTTTTATCTGGTGTGGGCCAAGAATATAAATCGGTGCGTCCATCTAGATTGTCAGTTTGGCGTAGTGACTTCGCTTCGGCCATCATCTTACTAATTTCCGAAGAGGCAATAGCAGATAAGTAAAGTTGTTCCACCAGTGCATTCAGTTCATCTTCAGGCATTTGGTTAGTCATGGTTAGTGTCTCGTTCTACATCGTTACTGAGACGACCAAAAATAAAACCAAGAACCATAGCACTAACGGGACCAAAAAATGCATTCCAATTCATTGAATCGCCACACATACCCACGCCAGCAATTGCCATAAAAATTGGTGATATAATCATTGCCACGATAAAATATAATATATTCTTCATATCACTTCCCTTTATTTTGGTTTGTGAGAAAGGCTTTGGCACGTTTTAAATGATCTGATGATCCGGCAATAACACCTGATGTCAAGCATTCGATAATGGATACTGCTAATTCCAAAGTTGCTTCAGTATCAGTTAAACGATCCTCGGCTGCGATTCTGTGGCGGGCGAAGGCTTGGACAGGTACTTCATGATCCCATTGCCCATCGACTATCCCCTCCCCAGCGCCTTCTGTGTGCGGGAATGTCCAGCGCACTAATGCTCCAGCCGCTTCCCTATCCGCTTGCGTCGCCTCAATCATGGCTGGTGTCCTGTTCTGCGAGAAAGTCAGAAACTGGCGGTGGTAAATCGCAGGGATCCACCCAATTTCTTAACAGCTGCACCGCCTCCGCCAGCCGTGCCTTAGTGTCTATCAAATCCTTCAAGTGTGTTGCAGCAGCTTTAGCAGTTGCTTGGTATGCCGTTTTCATATCATTCATTGCAGACAACATACGGAATTTTTCTTCTTTCAATTCAGCGAGTTCTTTATCTAGAATATCTAGTTCTTTAACTAGAGCATCCCGCTCATCCCGCATTTCACACCAAGTCTTGTCATCATCATGTATCATCATAAAACCTTTCACTTAATTTATGTCTCTAAACGCATAAAATAAGTTTATGCTATAAAGGACATATTATGGATTCATCCATTTTTCTTTAAGTGCCATCGCATCCCACCACGCATTATGGCGAACAGCATTTTCAAGTTTACTTGGATATGAGTCCACCCTTACCATACGAAAGGTGAGGTTGTCAAGCCCTACCATCATACCCGGTCCAGTAATTAAACATTCATTAAAATATTTAATATCATCTGGCCAATCTGCAATTATAACCGGATCACGATCATTTCCGATAAGGGTTTTAATCTTTCTACCAATATCGGCTGTATTATCACATTTATATGCCATACCGGGAAGAGGACTTGGAATATCCCATAGAATGGGAAGAACATTATCCTTTACCCATTGTTCACATTTCTTTTTCGATACAGGAGCTACACAATAAATGCTTTCACCATCCTGCCTGACCAATGCAAGAGAGATTAATTCTCCGCCGAATCCATTAAATTCACAATCTAAAAAATAAATCATACCAATTCTTCTCTATAAAAAGTATGACCATATCCATCTACAGTTATACCATATAATTTTTCATACCAATCTGGGATATACCGTTTAGGAGCTTTAGCAAAGAAGTCTTTAAATGCATCCAACCATACTTTCCGATCTTTCAAATCAGCACTATACGATAGGGTAAACAAAGATTGATTTGGTATCAATTCCATATCATCTGTTAAAACAGTAAATCTTGTAGGCATGCTCATAATATAAACCTTTTATCTTGGTGCTCTTCGCTCTATAACATGATGAATAAATTTCTCAGGAGAAAAATATTTCTCAAATATGGCCAATACTAACATAGGATCATATGGTTTGCAAGAAAAAATATCAACATAGGCAGAATTGCCGTCAGACGGGCAAAAATGTGCCGATATATTAGAGTCTTGTAAAAGCTGATAAATGGAGAATCCAACCTTATTAGGATCGTTGGTTTCACACCATACGATTTGAAGATCCCCAATTTTAATCATTTCGATACGTTCAAGAAGTTCATCTATAAACTTTTGAAATGTTATCTTACAATTAATAGCATCTGAATTACAATTAGATGCATCGATGGCAGTCAACCATCCCCAAGGTTCTTCCATTTTGTTCTCCGTTTAAAAAGTAAAGAATCTATTTATCAAACGGAGAACAAAACGATTACCAATCTAGGTCATCTTCCTCCATAAGTGCTTCTATATTTCTAGTGTGTAGAGCATTCCGTATCTTTTTTTCTTTTCGATGGGAATTACGATCAAAGATATCTCGCCTAAAATCTCGAACATCATCATATTCATGACTTTTACGCATATCATCTTGGCTCTTAGACATTGAAATTAAAACCTCTTCTCAATAAACACAGATTCTTTACTCCTATTTTACTCTGGTGTCAAGGGTATATTCATTCCCTATTACCCAACCTTCTCCGATTGGTGTGAATTCTTCACATGTTTCGCTAGTGGGCCGGGTAAAAAATTCCCGTCCTCTGCGGATGATATGCAACCAAAAGGGCATGGCTTTGCTTTGCTTCTGTCCTTTTTTTCGTCCTTTCCCGATACCACAATCTGTGAAGATTGAAGATCTAAAACATCATCTGTTTTTGTAACATTATGCTGATTCAAATCTGGCAATAATCCGGGAAATGTGTTATGAACCAAATCATATGTGATATTCTTATAAGGACATCTTTTCTCTTTCATAGCAAGAACAAGTTCTGCATCGTCTGGATCAAGAGCCTCTAGTAGCTGTACAAACATAGTTTGACGTTTAAGATCTGGAATATTGTCAGCCTGTCCTTTGATGAATAGATAAAGGGTTCTAGACTCCCTGTAAAGACTTCCTTCACTATCAGCAGCCTTTGGCATCTTTTTAAAGTTAGGTGCGCCTTCAGGAAGGTTAAATACTACGTCAGGGTGAAACATATACATCAAAATTTGTACGAGTGGTTTAATGCTTGCACATGTACCCAATGCATCTTGGCGTTGTTTAGGATCTTTAATTCCAGAAATAATCTTGAGAATTTCAGAAATCCCCTGTCTACGCTGTTCAGTCATATTATCATTCGCCTTTTATAATTGTCTTAAATTGTGAAACACTATCAAGAAACATCAATTGTTTCTTATGTGGAAGATCATAGAAGTTCTTCTTATTATATAGGAGGCGATAAAATTGAGATGCTTGGGATATTTCTTCACTTGTATACATATCGAGATTCTACCTATTCATAAATTTTGTTCAAATCAATGCGTTGTTACGAACATCATCAAACAGCTGGTCACGCAATAGTTCACCATCTGAATACACATCTTGCAAAACATCATCTTCTGCATACATCTCATATTTAACGGGATGGCTCTCCGTGGTATAAGTAAAAAACTTACTATCCCAATATGGGGTATGCTTAAGAATCATTCGACCCTTCTTAGACCTTTTACCAGAATCAGTAAGAGGATCCTTATACACGTCAATCCATTCACCGTTGATAAATGCCGCCGAACACTTCATTGCAAACTTTTGATCGTCACGATTAACAATCTGTAGAAGAGCGCCGCCTTGGCCGAATGCCACATTATCAGCACTATAACCAATAGCAATAATAGCATTCAGAATTTCTTTGATAGTGTCAATAGTAATACCATCGCCTTGAATTACACGAACATTGTTGAGAACCTTATATCCTTTATCATTAATAGCATGCCCAAAATGATAATCAAGGATTCGGATGCAGCTTTCTACCACTGTTGCTGGATCGCCACTATCTGGGCGGATAACGGTAAACCCACCAAGTTCTCCGTTCAAGATAATCTTCTGTTTAATTTCAGGATCAGTTCCTAGGAGTTCGCAAAACTCAAAAATATTATAAGTATCTCCTACTATTGCAAAAGTCTTACCACCGGTGCCAAAATTGTCAATCATCGTGTTAATGTAGGTTCGTTCACTCATTTTATATTTCCTTTCCAATCAACTAGTTTAAAAGAGCATCCATTAAACTTAGCGTTTCTTTTTGAATAACTATTATATGTGCCTTCTTTGATGGCTATGTTCCATACCCCTTCAGTGCATCTATGTTCTCTCAAAAATGAACCTTTATTACCACAAAAGGTAAACAAAAGATTGTCTACCGGGGAATAGCATTCTATTTTCTTGTCAGTAGCCTTCATGTGAATACTAGGATCATACTCATCGCAGTTGATATTCACAAACTTATTCAGTTCTTTAATAAAGACTGTGACCATCCCCTTTGTTGTTCCATGATCAGGTTTCCTATTTTCTTTGGACGCCAGTGTTGAGTATCTATCCTTATTATGGTAATATTCTTCGGTTGTTACATGACATATTTTATCAGTGAAGGAGTCTTTTACAGTAACCTTACCTGCATGAATGCCATTAAGTTCATGATTGTCTTCTGTAGTTGCATATCTTCGCATTCCAGCATCATCTATTACTTTCCCTCCAAACACCTTAACATGAACACTAGGATCAAACATGCTAACTGGCATGGAACTTGTTTCTCCTGTTTCAATAACTCGTACACTAACTTTGCCAGACGATGCGGTGCGATATAGATGTTTATTGTTTCGGTATTCCTCTACGGAAACTCTACAAACACCACCAGATGATATTTTTATAACCCGAACACTGTTGCTAGTAGGATAAGCATGAATAGTAGAATCAAACTCATCTTTTGGAATCCTGAAATAAGTTGAATCTTCTAGCAATCTAACAACAACCGTATTTTTAGTATTCCACCCTCTGCCTCCGGATATTATATTATAAGTATCTACCCTTTTCACGAAATCTTCATTTACAAGTTCCGCTTCTTTGTTATTCATCTCATCAAACGAATCATACATGTATAATATGCGTCTGCTAAACGCATGAACACCGTATTTTAACAAGGCATTAGTAAAACGAGTCCCGGAACCAAGATATCCATCATCAATGTTGGTAGTAGAATGCTGTCCAACATATATCATACCATTGATAGTATTTGTAGTTTCGTATATAATATAAAACATTTTTAAGTATGCTCCATTGCAGTAACACACTTATTTAGTCCTTTTGGTGACTTGCACTTATAGAATGTTCGCTAGCAGGAATACTAAAACCAGCCATATCAGCACCATAATACCGACGAGCATACAAAAGAGCTTCGATAGTGTCAGTACCCATGAAGTTGATAAGATGGGCAGATCCGCCAATTCCAGCAGATTCCAAACTAGATACGCCACGAGCGCCGAAATCGTGCAATTTAAAATTAATATCAGCGGGTGTGCCAGTATGTTCAAGAGCATCCAAAATCACCTTCTTAATTTCACGACTATTGGTTGCTACTGTTGTAGGATACCAAATCGAACGAAGAATAGCAGTTTCAAGAAAACTTGTCAACCAATAACATTTTGGATCTGTGTTGATGATAGTCGCCAACACATTACGAACAGGAATAACCATTCCCTCTGGAACTGCCTTAATATGAACAGGAAGGCAACCATTATGAGCATGAAGAATATATTCCCATCCTTCACGGTTAAATGGTTCACCATGGGCAGTAATAATGGCCTCAGCTTCATCAATCATGTCTTGGGTAATAGGTGCAAGCAAGTATTCCTTGATAAATGCTTGGAGGCCAAAAAATACGGTTTCATCATACTTTCCACCCCTACTCTCGATATAACTGTAGATATATTCGGTGTTAGGAGGATATTGATTGAACTGGCTGTACTTATACGAATCTGCGTTAAGAATAATATTTTTCATAGTAGCAAAACTCCTTTGCTTGTTAATGATCTTGGTCTGTCCTAGATCAGTCGTTATTTAGGCGAAAACTTAAAAACCGCATCATAATTTTCATTCCATCCGGGAGAATCATATACTACAGTCCAACCCTGTTGTCTATAAATTTCTTCAATATCAAGATAATTATTTTCGAATATTTCTACTCGTGTCATCCCAGATTTAATGAGCTTTTCTATAATTGTATTTTGAGAAATTGTAAATGGTCTATTATTAAATTCCTTAACAATTAACTCATTAACAGTTTCGATAACAATTTGAGGAATATAATGGACTTTACTAGATAAAGCTTCTTTTGGTGAAATAGGAAGTATATGTCTAGATGTTACCATTATTCAAACTCCACTAAAGTTACCGAGCCTCCTTGCTCTGTTATCACCTTAGCAAAATCTTCTAGCATAGTCAAGATACGATTTTTATCTCCACCAGCAAGACCCATTCCGATATAAGGAAATCCAAATCTAGCTTTACTAAGTGTAGTAAGCTTCTTTAGAATAAGATAGAAGCTCTCATACTCGAAATGATCAATGCCACGAGGCGTATAGTGGACCTGAGTGTATGCATTGATCACGATGAAATTAAAAGTTGTATACGAGCTAAAGTTGCCAAGCTTAGCGACAGGATTCTTCCACTGTTGAGATGCCAAACAATCAGCATCATATGCACCCGGATATCTTGCACGAATTTCCTTGGCAATGCCCCCTGCCATTGTGTTTTGACAGTTGCAACCATGTACGATAACATCAAACTCACCTTGTTCGGCAAGATCAATAAGGTTTCCTTTGGTATGTTTAAGCATTGTTCTGACTTTCAATTTTTCGAATTTTCGGCTTCATATTTTCATAAATTATATGACGACAAGCGGCTAATGAAAATGGGTTGTAAGGAACAAAACATCCTCCTGAACCATCATCATTCAGCGACCATCTAGAACAAAATTCTATACAATCACATTCAACACGATCTGTTGTTTTATCATTTATCATAAAATTTATCCCAAATTGCGTTTCGGAATCGAATATGGTGGTAAATTATATTCGATTCCGAACCTCATCATCCCATTTGCAAAAGGTTTTGTATTTCTTAGTAGACTGTTCTACAATTGCGATCGATTGAGAAAAATTGAAATTATTGGCGACAAAGTAATTCAAAGCAGCGTATACGTCACCGATTTCTTCGATAAACTTTTCATTAAGATCGCCAGACCAATGATCAGTCTTGCCTTCAGATCCAATCAGCTTTCCGCAAACTTGTTGCAGTTCACCCAATTCTTCGATCAGCTTGGACAACCCGTTCCATTCGCTTGATCCTATACAATATGGTTTAGTCATGGCCAATCCTGCGCTTTCTTACGTTCAAATTCACGTAGCATTTTAGCATTTTTTTGTTTTAAACGAATGCTTCTTTCATATTCTTTATCCATATTAATAAAAAATTTCTTTTCCTCACATGTTAGATCTATGTTGAATAGAGTATCTCTATCTGCTAAAATTGCGCCTCTCGTCAATGTTACAGTTTTCCAGAAGAATCCATAAACACAAACACGCCAATTATCGTTTATATTACGAATTCTATCTTTATTGACATAATAGCTCGTTTCATGCCAATTATCCCATAAGATATCATATCCCTCATTTTTAATTTGGTTTATAACAAATTGTGCAAATCTCATTTTTCTATCCTTTATTCACATATCTAATTCAAGCTAAACCAAAGATATCTGTTGGTATACTCGTTATAGATATCAATGCCTTCCTTTAACTTATATAATGTAAGTCTTTTATCTGGAAGCTTACGAGTTATAATAGCTTTAAGTTTAAAATAATCTAAATCTGACATTACTCGACCTTATCTAATATATCAAGAATTTCTTTTTCAGTTGCCTCATCATCATTATAATCTTCGTTAATAAACTTAACTGGATCACCTATCTTAAATTTATTAATTTGTTCTTGTAGAAAAGTATATATATCAATGGTGATAAAATATCACTAGAACCATAATAATTACTTTTCTGTAATATCTTTTTACGTAAATCACATGTAGTATAAGCTTCTATTTTATCTCTTACATTTCTAGTCTCATTATAAAATTCTACCATCAATTTTTCAGTATTAGAATCTATTAATACTTTGAATAACTTATCTTGGAACTTAATATACATAATTAATCACCTTAATAATTTACTTCATAAATACATTAACTAATCTTTAATTTATAACGATCAGTTAGACTTTTCAGTTAAACTGCAAACTGAATCAATATTGTCTGTTTCAATAAGCTGCCATCCATTATATGCATTCCAAATAGCAAATCTTCCATCAAACTGTCCTCCATGTAATTTTTGTATTTTCGTATCTCCACAAATTTTAACTATTGTGGAAGATACAGGTAACTTATATTGTTCTTCCACAGTTTCATTTTCATTTCCAGCTAGATTACGATATGGGGGATTGCCGATGTAATACCCAGAAGAGGCGTCATCATCACAACCAGAAAGAGTTAAACATATTAATATCATAATAAAGTATTTCATAACTAATTCCTTAATAATTTACTACTGCTTGTCCAATTTTTAAATTTATTCATGGCAATGTTTCCGGGTAATAATGTGTTTCAACCACATTTTTGCATCTATCACATAAGCCAGTTTCATTGTCAACAATTTTATATCGTTTCCAACACCTAGGGCATTTTAGATCTAAATTTATAAAATGTAATGCGCCGAGTTTAACTTCGCCACAATTAGCAATATTACAATCGGAAGGAAAGATTCCTGATGGTATACAGACGATATCTTCAATACTAGCTCCTCTGCCTACAATATCAGACAGTTCGCCAGATTGATTATCCATATCGAGCATAATAGCTACATCAAACATATTGGTATAAAATATCCATCCAATATCTTCAGCCTTTGTAATTTTATTTTGCTTTCTGATATTCATGTCTAATTTGCTCGCTGCGTTATCAATTAAATCTCGCAATATTTTCTTCACATCAAATTCATGAAATTCAATATCTTGATGTTTGTCCATCAAATTAGTATCAGTGTCAAAAAGTAGACGCATATATCATACTCCTAGGAAGAAATTGATAATATGAAAATGATCATCAAAAAGCATATCTTCACGAAGTTCCCCGATAGGGATCCACTTTGCTTTTTCAGCATCATCCGCACCTTTGACCTTAGGCAATTTTACATCATCTGTCAACTTGAAATGGGCAGCATGAGTGATAACCCTACCCAAAGTAGATCGATGCACATCATCGAACACATGTTCGCCTACTTGACAACCACGGATAACCTTTTCAGGAACCTTAATAAGAGTTTCTTCCTTAAGTTCACGAAGGATACCATCGGATATACGTTCATCCATCTCTAAATGGCCTCCCGGAAGTGCCCACAGCCCCTTTCCCGGCTCACTGCGGCGCTTTACCAACAGAATATGCCCAGATTGCTCTACAACAGCATCTACAGTAACATGTTTAACTGGATATGGTGCAGCTGCCCATGATTTCTTATATGCCTTTACGTGGACCAATTCCGACTTCAATTGGTCATACTCTGAGGTATGAATAAATCGGTCAAAGAGAAATTGTGCGCTCTCCTTAGGAAGAAGAGAATCTTGGACTTCCCATTTATGTAACCGTCCTTCAAGAAATCCTTCACGAATATTAGTTGCATGAATATCTCCATGAACATCCACATTCACGGATTCCCATTGGGGGAACAATTTAAGATAATATGAAGAATGATCTTTAGAGGCTCCAATCAAGCCTACTTTGGCATCAGCAGTTCCATGAAGATGAAATCCACCCTCATTAATGATATCAAGAGTTACATTATTAGCAATATCTTGAATTTGCTTAACCCACGCACTATCATTGTAAAGCTTATCATATAGAGGCTTAATAATAAGGCGACTGTTAGCAGTTTCTGTGGAATATCCAAATGGAATCCCTACATGATCTGAGAATACCTCAGAAATAACATTTTCTCGCTCTTGAAATGTAAAGGGGGTACGAATTGTACGTGCTTTACCAGCAGATCCAACCAAAACCAAGACATTTCTTGATTTCTCTAAAGCGGTTTGGATAACCTTGACATGGCCAAGGTGAAGAGGACTAAATCGCCCAATAAAAACCAATAGGTCAAATTCTTTATTCATAGCTCAAAACTCCTTTGAGTAATTATGCAAAGAGTCTATCTCTAAGCATCGGTATTTATATTAGCAAGAATGCTCTCTTAATACGATTCCAACCTTTGTCTGAATATATTGACAATCATATTTATTATCTTGAATTATATTCATATCGTCAGTAGTTTTATCTCCATCTGTCCGATATCCAATTACCAATCCATCATTTGATGGTGGTGTTGAAGTAGATGTATCGACAGGAACATCAGTTTCGCTGGTAGTAGGTATTCCTGTATCGACTTGAGATGTATTAATTTTATTATGTTTACCAGATTGCCCACCTTGGGCTTCGCATCCTGATAGCAAACATATCGCAATAATGCAAGATAAAAGTTTCATATTATAATCCTAAAAAATGGAGGGGATTTCTCCCCTCCAAATTCAATTAGTTGCTAGGAAGCTGGATCATATTGGATGCATTGCCTGCAACATAAGTTGGCAAATGACCATCCCACTTTTCCAGATACTTTTGCTTCAGAATGTTGGGATTCGCTTCTAGAGCTTGTGCCTCGATCTGGGTAGCCTTAGCATCACCTGTAGCCTTAGCTACTCGTGCTTCTGCATCAGCCTTGGCAGTTGCGACATTAGCTTCAGCTGCCAGAGCTTGCTGTTGGTTAGTGATCTTTTGATTGATCTGTGCCATAACAGCCTGAGGAACACGAGGACCGCCAGCCCAATAAAGCTGCTCTACAACCAAACCACGGTCGTTGAAAAACTTCTGAACATCAACCTGAGTTCGTGCCAAAAGCTCTCCCTTCTTAGCACCATAGATATCTTCAATGCTCATTGCAGAGGCTTGATTAATCAAAGCTCCACGAATTTCATTGCGAAGTGGTCCAGCAATGATATCGTCCATATCCATACGATAGTTTGTATACAACTTAGGAGCCTTAGATGGATCCACATGGTATGCTACACCAATATCTGCTGTAGCACTCATACCGTTACTATCGTTGAACTGAAATTCCTCGTTAACATTATTCCCTTCATTGGAAGAAGCTGTCCAAACATAAGTATGAGTCGATACAGGATACTCATAAATCGAAGTGCCTAGTCCGGTAAAATAAGTACCAATTCCCTTAGGATCTGGATCTACACCGGCATTAGAACCCCATGAGGTAACTTGGATACCCACGTTACCCGGAGCAACCCTCGAACACGCACCAAGACTGACAGCGCAAACGCTAAGCAAAATAATATCACGAATCTTCATTATTAACATCTTCCTTTTGATTGACAACTGGCATTATTGCCGCTGCTCGTTTAAATACGATGGAAATAACCCATACAATAATCGATACCATCAATACGATTAGTGCAATTCCGACATCATCATGAGCATTAAACAAAAACTGAATAGTCTTTGGTATCAAGATGAATACACCAAATATAATAAATGGCCATTTAGCCACATTTAAAAAAGATTTCAAGACTTTTTCCCCTTAGATTTTGCAATAAGAAATCCAATAGTTGGAAATATTGCAATAAACCACACTATGGATAATGCCACACTGGATAACAAATATCCAAAAACCTTTTCTCCATCGATTTCTGTAGTCCTACTACGACTAAAGGTATCGAACACTTGAAAATCTTTACCATATGCCAAATAACCTCGAATAATGAGAGTTACTATTGCTCCCAATATATAAAGTTCACACATTCTTTTTTTCCTTTAAGAGTTTAGCAATTTTCTTTCCCATTGTAAATACAATTATAGCTGGAATGACCATAATAATTATAGGCCATGCCAAAGAGCTTATAATGAGAAGTAAAGTGCATTTAAGAAGCATATCCTCGTCAAGTTCCCCATTTTTATAATAAAAAGGTGTGGGATCAGATTGGTACGCAAACCCTATTATTCCAATAATCAAAAAGAATATAAGTAATGCACATACGAAATATATAAACATATTGGTTTTCCTATGAGGGAAGAAGGGGGGGTGGTAAATCCACCCCCTAGTTAAATTAGGCAGCTTCTGCCATTTCCATAGCAATGTTTGCAGCTTGGATCTTACGATTCTGGTTTGCACCAAACCAAGCGGATTGAAGACGGCTTTCAGTCGAACGACCAAGGATGTGATCAGTGGCATAAGTCACTGCATTAAATGCCTGCCACCATGTGCCACGACCAAATTCTGCACCGGGCTGACTCTCTAGTGCTTCGTATACGGTACGAGCTGGACGGCTGGCCAGTTCACCCTCTTCAGCCTTAGCATTGCTGACAGCTGGGAAAATACGGTTAAAGTATTCAACAATGGTTTCATTGGTGAAACGCTTGCTAGACAGATATTCAGCCATTTCCTTATACTTAGCAAGCTTCTCCTTCGAAATACCGAGGGCTTCCTTTGCAAGATCAGCATTAAACTGGCTACGATGACCAGCTGAGAACCGAGAAGTAAACGAGGAACCCATTGCCATTGCAAGAGTATTAGCACAGACTACCCGGATAGGAGTAAAACGGATTTCAATCGACTTACCATACTGATGCGGGTTAGAAAAAAGAAGAAATCCTTCAACTCGATCATGACCAAGAATTTCAAACGATTCATTGATCTTGGCAAGTGCCCATACATTACGACCATCGTTCAAGGAACCTGCGGTATTCATTTCCATATCACCAGCAGCGACAAAATCATTAAAGAAATTAAACGCTTCGCTGTTTTGAACAGGATTCCAATCCTTACCAACAACATCCAAAATACGATTATCAGAAGTGCGAACCAACGCCGACTTTGCGTTAACTCGAATGGTTTCACCATTTACATGGGTGAAAAGAGGAGTCTTCGCAACTTCCCAATCCAAGCCAGCAGCCTGCATAATCTGTTCAGGAGTCAAATCAGCCGGAACCTTAGTACCCAGACCGTGCCAAGGCAATTCACCAGCCCAAGCCATCTGTGCTTCACCATTTACCATTTCAAGTGCATGTGCCATAATATATTTTCCTTTTAACCAGAGCAGTCCATCCGCTCTTGATGTGACTCTTATACCCCCAACAGATATAAGAGTCAACATCTTTTTTCAAAAAAGTGCAATTATTTTATCAACCCTGTCGAGAACCCGGATTTGTGTACTTCTCCTTACGAGGAGATGCATTAAATTCATTTTGACGGGATGTTAGCTTGGTAAGAACTCGCCGCATAGTACGGCCACCGGGGAACTTCTTCCCAGACCGTGTACGAGCGGGTTTAGTGTTGTTTACTCCAACCCTGCGACCGTTTACCAAAATATGGATAGACTGATCTTTCGTATCACTAGGAACGCCTAGAAGATCTTGACGAGTCTTTGAAGTCATACAAGCAATTTGAATAGAAGATAGATTATTCATAATATAATTTCCTTTATTAATCTACGGTTTCTTCGACGCAGCAAAAATTTTCAAATTCTCGCCATGATCCTGTAAATATTACATCAGTAGGATCCTTGATCACCACCTTATCTGGATAAATGTGATACTCAAATTCCTGCCATTTATCTTGATTCAATTCAGGAGAACACAAATAAATTCCTCCCGCACTATCACCTTTCAATCGGCCAACAATTTGAGCAGCCATACATCCCATTCCATTAAATTGGGTAGCTGCATCATTGTAGCCATTTACCATAGTCTTAGAATTCATAAAAGATGCGATATCCTTACCATGTCCTGTAGGATAACCATCAAATTGACGATAAAATGCCACAAACGGGGTTTTTCCATCAGTTTCATAAAAGTATGTTAGTGACCGAGTTCCCATAATATAATTCCTTCAAAATTTAATTAATAGTAACGTTCTTCATTTCTCGAAGAGCTTGATCCACACCAGAATTTATACGGTGTTGAATTAGGTCAATATATGCTGGAACTAATGTTTTAGCTCCACCTTGAATGGCCAAAGTATATACAACTCCTTCTATCTTCCATGTTAACGCTGAAGATATAATACCAAATTTTTCTGTGGTTGTCAAGTCATCATGAGATTTAAAATAGGAATCAGTTGTCTTTGTAAGCTCGGCTACCAATTCTATAATATAATTATGAAGATCATCTAGTCGTTCGGTTTTTATTTTATTCATAATATAATTTCCTTAAATGTGACAATCGACCACAGTAAACCACTGGTCTGATGGTGTTTTATTAATAAGGTCTGCGTACCAATTGTACCACTCGGTTTTACTCATTTCGTTAGAAACGCTGCCAAACCAACCCATTTCTCCCCGTTCGAACCAAGTTCCATCCTTTACAACAGCAAAAGTTGTAAAGGCTGCTGCCCTAGCATTACTAGCGTATTCATCTTCAGTTACTGAATATGATTCATAATTTCTATCCCACCTGAATTCTTCAGATGCATTAAGATCCATAATCACTGGAGAAGATGAGAAGATTTGTCTAGCCTTATCATGATTATAATCATTTTCCAACAAAATATAATTATAAGTTGGAAGCACTCGGCCATCACGAATTGTGTGAAATTTTTTCCATTTAATTCTAGCAGACGCTTCAGCATCATCACGAATCTTTACAATATTGATGGCACCTTTAGTTGATTTGTCCATGGCAATATGTCCACCCCATCGACCACCGACAACCCACCAATCCCATTTTTTATTAGGATTGGTTCGATGAATAACTCGATTAATGTGACCGTTTGATTTACGGGTGAATCGATAATACTTACCATTTTCATTTATATCATCTCCATAATAATACGAAAGAAATTCAACAAATGTCATTTTGGTATTATCAGGAGATGAATTATGAGCTTTAAATTCTGCCCTAGCCTCAGCCGTAATGTCGATATCTTTGACATATTGATCATCTAACCCTGTACATTCAAATTCATGCCAAGGCGCAAGAATGGTTTCCAGCTCCATTTGGGTAGGCTTAGTGGGTGTGATTACCAGTAGACTAAAATGTGACATAATATAATCCTCAATTTGATGTGAAAATATATAACCTAATTAGCGATAGATGTCAAATCCTATTTTCACCTTCTTTAATCGCTCTTTCAATCATTACCCTCAACATAGTTGTTAGATTTGGATCGATCACATTGATAACACTTGCATACCAACCAACAATATCGCTAAGTGCATCTGCAATAATAAATGACGATTCAGGAGTAAGATTTTTGGCGTTAGCTCCACCAAGAAACACCAGAATTTCTTCATGAATAATTTTACGTAGGCTATCAGACTTTTTCATCAATTGTTCAATATCTACCATGATTAATCGTTCCATTCTATAATAAGTTTACGGCCATTTTTACGCAAAATCCCAACATAATTACCGATATTATTATCAATAATTGCCTCTTCATCAGGATCTATTTCAAAAATACTAAGACCTTCTTTCTCACAGGCATAGGTCCAACTTCCAAGTACACCATATTTAACATGAGATGTAGCATCTGTCGCCCGTTCAGCATGGCTATGCATAATTGCTATTCTACGCTGATAGTCGGTATTATACCATCCAGAACATTTATAAGCATAGTCAAATCGTACAATTTCAATGCCTTCTTCTGTGACCTTAACATCTTTCCGACGAGTGTAGCAATAAACGCCCATAAAGATCTCCTTTGTGTTGAAGCCTTTATAGACGTTTATAAAACTAAGTCAAGCCTAAATTTAAAAATCTTTTATGTTAGATACCAAGTCGATAGTCTGTTCAGCGGATGTATGAGTTATTCCTCTGCCACCAGCTGTGATAAATGCGTCAACATTTTTCCATTGATCATCTATCAATAATATATCATGCGCTGCATACAGAGCTTTTACCTCTTTTTTAGGTACGATAACTGGAATCCAAGATGGAAATCCATTGGATATCAACCATCTAATTTTCTGTTTAGCAACATCAATGAATAAATCCTGTTGAATGCCACCAGCGGATGAAAGATAAAAAACTTTAAGATTTATCGATTGAAGATATCTAATAAGATCGAATGCATCTGGTAAAACAGGAAGGGTTTCAAATCCACCATCTTTAACAAATTTTGGAAATTTCCACTGCCACTCTTCTTTTGTGCTACTAGAAAAATCATATCCAGAATTAAAATCTGCCAATACGCCATCTATATCTAAAGCAATTGTTGTAATCATTAGTATTTTATCTCCTCTGGATTTTTATCGCTCTGAGTTCTACGGATAGTCTGAGCGATAAAATGCATCAATGCTTGGCTTGCATCTTCAACAATCCCATAATTATTAGATTCGATATGTAAATAAACATCTGAGTAGTCTAATGCTGCTCCTCCATCGAATCCTACAATTGCAATTGTTTTCATACATTTAGCTTTAGCTGTTTGTAATGCTTTGCAAATATTTGGACTATTTCCAGATGAACTAATAGCAATTAAAACATCATTGCGCCTTCCTTGCCATTCTATTTGTTTTGAAAAAACTTCATCATAACCAATATCATTGGCGATGGCAGTCATAACAGAAACATTTGATGCTAAAGAAATAATTTTTGGATATAATTCTGTATCTGTTGCTACCCCTTTCATACAATCACATGATAAATGTTCAGATATTGCTGCTGACCCGCCATTGCCACATGTGAATATGGTTTTAGAAGATCCCATAGCTTGTATCATAATATCAACTATTTGATCTAAATCAAATTCATCAATATTATGAATTGCTACTGCTAGGTCATCAGCATAAGTATGCAAATCTAGATAAGGTTTAGTCACGATATACCACCTTTGCACCTTCTGGTGCCATTTTAACTGTTAACACTGTGTCTTTAAACTTACATTGTGTTAATTTGTTGCGATCTTTTTCTGTTTGCATCATGGCTAATATATACCCACCTCCGCCAGCACCAAGAACCTTACATCCGATACTGCCTAAGGAATAACAAGTTTCAATAATATCATCTATGATATTGTTTGATATTTCGGATGATGTTTTTTTCTTAAGGTTCCACGAATGAGATAAATTTGTGCCATACTGAATTATATCTACTTTAGAATTTCCAATTAAATGCGCTATATCTTTTATTTTATCTAAGTGGTTCGATTTATCAAACACCACAGTATCTAAAATTGAGGTGGCTTTTCTTTGTATTCCAGTTGAAATAAGAACACAATTATCCAATATATTATTATCATCAATTTTAGAAATTTTACATCCAGATTCTGAATATTCGATATAATTCATCCCACCAAATGCTGAAGCATACTGATCTTGTTTGCCAATTCTCCATCCGCATTTTTCAATTTCTATCTTAGAGGCAAGCTCTGCTATTGAATATGCATTATATCCAGAAAAAGAATATAAATCTACTACAGCAGAAATAAGGGCACATGTGAAGGCAGAAGATCCACCTAGCCCACTTCCTATCGTAGGAATATCCGCCCATGTATTAATTTCGATACCTGTTTTTATTCCAAAATATTTGAGAACTTCTCTGACAATATCATGTTCAATATCATTGATATCATAGACAAGTTCTTGTTTCATATATGAAATTTTAACATGACGATGCGGAGTTTTACTAACAGCCACATAAACAAATTTATCAACAGCGATGGAGATTGTAGCGCCACCGCCATTATTAATATAATACTCTGGAACATCTGTACCACCTCCAAAAAAGCTAACCCGTAACGGAGCTTTAGCTAAAATCATAAAATTTCCTCAATAACAACCCCAACCTCTACATTTAGTACATTTTACCCCGCCGCCGGGGGCATTAACTATATCCCCGTCACAATCTGGGGTAGCATCCCATAGCTCATCGTGATATTCTTTGCGCTTGGCTTCTTTACGTCCATCCTCTGTCATTATCCGGTCCTATACATGAACTTTGGAGACGCTACAGAAATGTCTTTCCCTATGTTTTCGGCTACCAATGATTGGCATAAGGCATTCCACTGAGAAGACACTCTATCCCAATTAAATCTAAAATCTGCATATGTTTTTACAAAATTAAGATATGGCATCATATTATCATTTTGTAGACGATTAATAGTATCATCCAAGAGATTATAGAACAATCCAGCATGTTTGTTTTGATCATTATCCCATTGATATTGTAATGTCAACCCACCACTTGTATCAGTTAATCCTGCAAAATTAGGATGAACGCATACACAACCAGATGACATTGCCTCAATCAAGGATCTACTATTACATTCCATCCAAATGGAAGGATATGCAAAAATATGTGCATTTGCTACATGCTGTCTTACAGTTTCGTTACTAGCAAATCCGTGGTAGTTAATTTGGGGATGATTTCGACAACGTTCAAATAATTCTTCGAATTGTGCATCAGCTTCTGACCATCCATAAATTGCATAGCTAGAAAATACATCTAAAATTATATTAGGATGTTTCTTCGCCAGTTCTTCAAATACTGGCACCAAGATGTTCAATCCTCTCTGAGGAGTGGAGGTATAGATTAAACGTATTTCTTTTTTTGGATCTGGTTTATTAATTGCTGGAAATGGATCAATTGCGGTATCGATTACACAGAATTGCTGAGTTTGGGGGACACCTAACAACATCTGATATGCGTTCATTTGCCAATTACCACAATATACTATCTTATGAAACCTATTTCTGCTATTAGGATCCTGTAGATGTTTAGTTTCACTATCCATTGGTAGATCATGAACCCAATAAATTCTAAGCCTATCATCATGTAATTCTCGTACACGAGAAGGAATAATCTGAAATTTATCATGAAATTCCGGGTTTAATCTTGAAATAAGACCTTCTACCATTTGTTCAGTTCCGCCATGAGAATTCTTATTTAATTCATTACGGGACCAAAGTTTTGGATCAATGCTCATAATTTAATTCCTCGATATGTCTATAATGCGATTTAATAATATCGCTTAAATTGTGTTTGGGTCTATAATTCAATTGTGTGATGGTTTTAAACGTATCTGCTAAAAGATACGCAGGATCCCCAGAACGTTCTTCGCTTATCGAATAAGTTAAAGGAAAATGCTGCTGAAACATTTTTACAAGCTCTTTATTAGAGCTATGGCATGCATTACCATTTCCAACGTTAAATGTGTCGAAATATCCATATTCAGTGAGGATGATATGGTTGGCGGCAGCTATAAGAGTTCGACACACATCTTCTACATGTATGTAATCTCTAACACAGGTTCTGTCATATGTATTATAATCAGATCCAAATATCTTGAATTCAGACTTATTTATAGAGGCCATAGACATTTTTGTCAATATATGAGGTTGATCAACATCCTGTCCTAATTCCCCATATGAGCCTGCTACATTGAAAAACCTCATAGCCATAGCTCTGGCACCATATGCGGCACATACAGCCTCTAAGAGCTTCTCTCCGAACCATTTGGTCCATCCATAGGGGTTGATGGGATTTCCTGCTAAATCTTCTCTGATTAGATGTGATGTTCCAACATCACCATATACCGCAGCAGAAGAAGCAAAAACAATAGGAGTTTTTTGATTTACTCCTTCTACGATACCAGTCAACATTTCAGTTAAATGTGAATTGTTGTTTTTAAAATATGTAAGAGGATTTGTCACAGATGGGCCAAGCAAACTATTGGCTCCTAAATGGAATATTACATCAACTTTATTTTGTTTAGCTTTCCAAAAGTTGATATTGCCATATCCTGTAGGCTTATTATTATAAGCACGAGAAACATAATTAGAAATGATGTCCAAAGGCTTATTATCAATATCCAAAGCCACAACATTCCAACCAGATTCATGAAGAATTTTACAAAGAATTCGGCCAATATATCCCCCTGCTCCGGTAACAATAGCTTTCACAATTCATCCCCAATTTCTATTTCTTCAACATATTTTCGCCCGATATCTAAGCATAACGACAAGACTGCCATTGCACTTATTCTGGACGCTAGATTTACAACTAACCATACCGCTATTTTAGCTTTAATATGTTCCCATTTGGTCAACGGTTGTATCATATACTCTCACTTATCGTATAAGAAATAACATTTGAATAATTCAGATTAAATTTTCCATGTTTACCAGACACTACCACGATATCTTTATCTAATGGATCTAATGATATAAATGTAAGCATATCTTGTTCACTGTGTAAACCAGTGTTATATTCAACCGATAATGGAGAATAATTTGTCATATCATGAAAAAATAATGATTTATATTGATCATCCATTTCTGAAATATATTCAACTAAAGAATCATACCCGCCTATAGGTCTATAGTAAGAATCTTCGTATATAACCCAAATTTGAGGAACAGTCTTAGCATCTGGTGCTAATTCTAAAAGCTCTTCTTTGGTATAGTCCTCTCCAAGATTCATATATGTAAATTCAAAATTCTTATTAGTGAGAACTTCTTTTGCTTTATCACAAAATTGACAATTATTTTTTCCATAAACGATGAAACGCATATTATCTCCAAGAAATTTTATTAATAGAAATCCTAGCATCAGGATATAGACGATCTAGGTAACTTTGGACGGCAAATTCTGATTCAGCCCCATGCAAATGGACCACACTGGATCCCTGTTGCTGACGACGATTACGAACATTATTCTTAGAATAATAAAAATCGACCATAAAGTTTGCCATGGAATTGTCTCCTTATTTAGGAGTTATATTCCAATTTTACTCAGATGTCAAGCTATAATATGCGTCAACTCTTTCATGTGCGACTGTAACCCAATCGGATACATTTTCAATAAAAACAGATGGACCATCGCCATTTTCGTTAGCAATGATAATCACAACTTGATCAATGGATATCCCAGTTAGTTCTTTAAATGCGATAGCATAGATCGTAGATTGGATAAAATAATCTTCTATCCATTCTTTCTTTTTCTCGTTGGTGCTGGTTTTATAGTCTATAATCGATCTTTTGCCCTTAAATTTGGCAATTAAATCAGATCTTCCGGCTATTCGAAGTGTATCTGAATATAATGGAACTTCTATCCCTACAATATTTCTAACATTTTTTAATAGAATAGGTCTTATTTGGCCAAATAGAGCTAATGCCAAACTATTTTCCCGTCTAGGATCTATTTTTTCTCCCATGACAAATCGTTCGGCCAAACTATGTAATTCATTTCCTCGCATTGCAGCGGCCCTAGTGATTCTATCAGCTTCTGCATCTCCAATTTTAAGTCTCCATTTTATTAGATGGTCTTTATCGGATGTTTTACCTAATACCGTAGTCACTGATGGATATTTTTTACCATCTGGTGTGATATAATATCTACCTGTTGGTAGAGTTTCACATTCTAAATCTTCAAATTTCATTAATTCAAGTGACATAATTTATTCAATCTGTAGTAGCTTTGATACCAAATTTTTTCTGTTTAGCCTTTACGACTTCTCGAATTTTTGTTTGCTTAATACCTTTATCACCATATGTATCTGCCATTTTAGAAGTAGGATTGGCTCTAGCTATTCTTCCCATCATATCATTAAATCCGGCATCTGGTTTGATACTATCGCCAGTTCCGCTTATGATAGCACATCCAGTTACCATTTGTTTTATATGAGGATTGTCGGCCAAATAAGATTCACGAGCGGAAATACCCATATAATCTTCCCATTCTTCATCAGTTTCAGTATTTTTAAATCTGTAAATAGGCATTAATCCCACAATCCTCTATAATATTTGCCAAATAATATCAATCCATTAGCTATACGTTTATCATATTCTAATGCAGATTCTTTATCATACCAATATTTAGGCTTGTTTGGATCCACTTGGTCATTTATATGCATTTCTGAATATTTTGGTTTATCAGCTTTAGGGGTGAAAACTAATGTCATATTATCACTATGATGATGAAAATCTTCTGGCTTTAAAATTTGAGCAAATGCCCAAATCATTTCATCCAAAGCCCAATTCCATCTATCATGTACAGTTTCATCGTTATCAAAACCTGAATTATGATTCCTTAATTCTTCTGGTACATCTTCGTTATCTACAATACATGAACCATGCTTATTCTTTTTTAATTTGATGAGAGCGGGATGAATAATTCGTGCTAACGTGTAGTCAAGATTCCACACATCTTTACGAGATATCTTGACTACACGATTAGTTACTTTCATAATTTTACTTTCTAGTGTCTAACAACATGATCGGCGGCGTGAGTAGCGGCCCATGCCAGAGGTTTAATTTGTGCATCTATACCCAGACAGCCCTTAACCCAACCAAGAGCTTCTTTAACAGCCACATTAGACTTATGCTTTGGATTTGGATTGATATCAAGATGGACCGACATATGCCTACCACCTAGGACTTCCAGAATATCAGTTGCGGCATCTACTGCAAACTGAACCTCTGTCAGTAGTCGTTGCTTTAGATTGCCATAATCTTCTAGGTCTACTGTATGATGAAAAATTTGGCATCCATGTCGAGAATCTTTATGTAGAATAATAACAGTTGAATACTTTGCCATCCACTTTTTATTTTTCTTATAACGAATACTATCTGCGCCAACATACACAGAAGAACTTTGTGATGAGTTCATGATAGCTTTTTTGGCATCTTCAAACATATTACTTCCTTTCAAAACATTAAGTAATGTTGCCTTCTATATAGACTTGATATTACTATGTCAAGGAAAATATTGGCGAATGCGCTGGGATTCGAACCCAGATTTTCAGTTTTGGAGACTGACGTGTTAAACCATTGATCACTACGCAAACGTGAGGGCAAGGTTTTTTAAAGAAAAACCCTGCAAGAAAACTTAATCTCTGTATTATACCAGAGCAGCTCTGATGCATGCTACCTATTGTCCGAGATTAACGACATTTTGGTTCTTAATAACTAAATCATTTTTAGTTGCATAATCTATAACATCTGAATAATAAAATATTATTCCGCCGCCATCCCGTGGTTTGGTATTCGGTAAAGCTTTAAGAAAGCTAAATGTTTGCGGATAGAAATATTTACTACTATCGAATATATCATCTATTATTTCTTGATCGGTCATATGCAACCTAATTAAAATTATTTATAATTTCTATTATTTCTTTATATTGATGCAGTGAGTTTGCCGATGTGCCTGCCAATATTACGACTAGTAATTCTAAATGTTCTCTAGGCATCGTTTTAATATGTTCTATATATTCGTTAAAATCTGGACGATCATGTGACATATTTAATCCCTCATAAAATACTAGCATATGAAACGTATATACAATTGGTCGGGAAGACAGGGATCGAACCTGCGACCTGATGCTCCCAAAGCACCCGCTCTACCACCTGAGCTACTTCCCGATATTCTTTATTTAGTTTTAGGCGGGAGTGACGATTCTTCACCCGCTCTACCATCTTACTGTCAAGCCTTCTATATGACTATTTTTGGCCTTTGTGATTGGTGTGCTATTTATTGATCGTTTAACTACACTACTAAAACAATATTGGCACCCTAGGTAGGATTCGAACCCACATGTTAGTTCCAGTTACCTTTCGCTCCGTTCGTAGCGGAGGGGGATACTAGGGCATTAATTGGTTGCGGAGTGGGCGCTCGAATCCCACAGATTACCTGCTTATGAGACAGGCGACTAACCGTCTTGTCCTCCCCGCTATATGATATTTATATTTCGTTTCTTAAGAGTTAAAGAAATTTTTAATTTAGTTTCCTCAGAAAGTACCCGTTTTGGTCTATTTTTTAGAGAATTTTTAAACTTTTCCATATACTCTACATCATTATATCTTAATTTTGCCTTTGTTGATATTTTAGACCGAGTTTCATTTGTAAATGTTTTATCTTTGTTCAATTTTTTCATAAACTCAGACGATCTTTTTCTATTATTATCTGACATAGGCTTTGTATTATTTTTTATCTTTTTTCGAGTTTCTGCCGAATGACATTTCCCTTTAAAATGAGGGCCACCTTCTCCGCCAATTCCCATATTATAACATAATGGATTATTTACTAAATCCTCAGTTACCAATTCTTTTTCTTTTTTATTCATTTCAACTTCTGTCTCGAACACAAATAAAATTTCTTTTACAAAAGATTCCTTACCATAATATGATATTGCAGCTTTAATCGCTTTTCCAGAACCAAGATAGAAATCATTTATGTTATCAGTCTGATGTTTCCCGATATAAAATTTTCCATTTTTTATGTTTGTTGTTTTATAGACCGTGTATTTCATTCTTATTAATTCTGGTACTCGGTAGTGGGATCGAACCACTGACAACTGCCGTGTAAAAGCAGCACTCTACCGCTGAGTTAACCGAGCATTTTTTCAAAATTTTATGGTACGGACGGTGAGGATCGAACTCAACACCTACTGGTTGGAAGCCAGTCACGCAAACCACTACGCCACGCCCGCATGTATTTCTAAAGTATATATGTAAATTTATAGGTTGTCAAGTAATATTTTCAATATTTTATAAATAACTTTGTGGTTCACGAAGTCCCCACTTCCAACCACCTTAACAGCTTTCAAGGAGCATGTCAACATGATTATTTATCTCTACGTAAAACAACATTCCATCACAGGATTAAAATATTTTGGAATGACTACTAAATTAAATCCCTTTACTTATAAAGGTTCTGGTAAATATTGGTCAAAACATATCAAAAAACATGGTAGAGATTATATTAAAACATTAGATGTTTGGGGATTTGATGACCAAAAGCTTTGTACTGAGTTTGCTTTAAAATTCTCTCGTGATAATAATATCGTCAATTCTAATCAATGGGCCAACCTTATAGAAGAGATTGGAATTTCTGGAAGAATTAGAGGGCAGTCGGGATCACCAAGAAGCGAAGAGTGCAGAATAAAAATATCAGAAAAAGCTTTAGGTAGAAAATCTTGGAACAAAGGACTAACTAAAGAAAATGATCCAAGGGTTGCTAAAATATCACAATCCTTGTCAGGTATAAAGAAAAATTCCGAACATATTGAAAAATTAAAAATTCCTAAATCGGATGAACATAAACAAAAAATAAAAGAAATAATGAATAAAGATAAATATAAAAACTTATTAGCAGATAGAGTCAGAGGAATACCAAGAACAGAAGAACAAAAGCATAAACAACGATTGGCTATGATAGGTAGACCCGGAGCAAACAAAGGAAAACCTATGTCTGAAGAAAGTAAAAGAAAACTCAGCGAGTCTCAAAAATTAAGAATAGCCAAAAGGAAAGAATTATGTCCATAAACAATATTAATAAAAAAATAGCGGTCACTGCAACTGATTTAATGGGGACCATGGGAACAGTGTATTTTTTCTTTTTTTTAGTTATGATACCATTGGTATTCCCCACATTAATGACTCCAATAATGTATATTTCATCGTCTATAATTCAACTTGTTGTCCTTCCTCTTATCATGGTAGGACAACAAGTTCAAGGTGAAAAGACAGAAATAAGAGCAATCCAAGATCATGAAACATTGATGGCAGAATTAGCTGAAATCAAAGAAATTCATTCAACTCTCAATCAACTTCATAAGGATAAAGCTGGATGTGGTTACGTCTCTGTCTCTTCTTGATCTTAAATATTATTTTATGTAGTAATCCAACATTCGGTCAAACTATAACTGCTGATAGGCCGGGTATTGGTGCGGATCCTGAAACTGTTCCACAATATACATTACAACCAGAGATGGGAACTGATTCTAAAGAAATTCGCCTTGGGGTATTAAAAGGATTTGAATTGGATCGAGATGACACAAGCTGGGGGGCCAAGGTATCACTAATAGATAATGATACATTTAAATCATCTCTAAAAATATCATATGATGAAACTCTTAAAACTGTGGTAGAAATTCCTTCCAATTATACCTACAACAAATGGTTTAATTTAGGAACAGATATTTCTATCTCTAAGACAGTTAAGATATACGCTGGCGAATTTAATTTTACTCCTACTTCTACCTTAACAATCAGTCCAACTGTATATTTTGATGGTAAACCTAGAGTAGCGGCTTTTGTAGCATGGATACCACTTAAACATCAAAATATACAATTCGATATCGGATATGACAAGAAAAAGTTTAGTATTGGAATAAGCACGGCTTTAAATTTCAAAGACATATTTAAAAAATAAAGGGTTTTTCCTAGCCGGAACGCACTCTACCCTTAAACGTTTTATTAACTTGGCTGCGACAACCGGAATTGCACCGATGTTTTCCTAACATAACCTACCCTAGGATTGTAGGTACGCTTATTTAGAAGCTTATATCACAAAATTTATTCTTGTTTTTCGGCCATCCAATTTTCTGCAAAATTCATTGCATCTTTTCTTGAAGAAAGATTATATGCAATCATTTTATTATCGAATATGAAACTCCAAGTAAGATTTACATTATTACGCACGATATCAATATAGATGTTATTTTTGTAAACACAAAGATCATAATCAGGATACTTCAAATCTTCTTGATTCCAGTCTATCATAATATTACCCTTCCATTTGTCAAAGTCTGAAACTTATCTGACTTTGGATCATATTCTTCCCAATCTTTTAGCCCAAGGACCTCTAAATGTCAAGAGAAAAGTAGTACCATTTGAATCAACTTTATGAAAATCTTCTCGTCTAGTTATAAATGGTTTCAAACTTGGTTTATGCCAAACCCATCTACCACCTAAAAAAGTTTCTGTCAATCTTCCATAAAGAACCCATGAAAAGCAATTGAATGCATGAGAATGAAACATTTCTCTCGATTTGCCTTCAAATTTCAAAAGCGCAATTGAAAAAACATTTTTCCATTCTATCAACCAATATCCTGTAACAGTGGATTCTGGACCGCCATCTTTCATAATTTTAAATAATTTCATATTCCATCCTAACAGCTTCAACCAACTTTCGTCTGTGGGTCTTTCGGGGATTCTGGTTTAATGGAACTACTATAATCCCTTTTTCGTAATATAACAGGCTGCGCTGTGCTTAACCGGGACCACCCGCACACCGAATCGAACGGTTCAGACCTCTTGTTCAAAAAAGTATTTTTTAAATGCGGTAATCAGCCTAATATCACAGGATTGCTTTTGTCCGCTAAGACACCCAAAGTTATAGCGTTTTTATTTGCTGTAACAATCCTAAAACTGGCGACTCTGACGGGACTCGAACCCGTCTTCACCGGTAGACAGCCGGTGGCCTTCCCTGACGGCAACAGAGCCATTATTTAATATTTAGATAGGTTTCTGATAGGAATTATCTTATCTTCTCCATCTTTATATGTCACTATTACACATGCCTCGTCGTAATATGTACAAAATTCAGAAATAATAGCCAGTTGACATCCAAATTTATTGGTATTTACTAGCACCATTTCCCCAACTTCATAGTTCGTTTGGGCATGTCGACCGTGAGTTGGAATTGCATCGATTAGAATTGGTTTCATAAAACTTCTCCTTACCATCTGCAATAAATCATTTTCAACACAAAGTCAACATAAAAATTGGTGGGTAAGTGTGGACTCGAACCACTCCCGGTTAAGGTCAGGTTTTACAGACCGTCTGCTAGAACCCCTAGCTTTACCTACCCATAAATGTGGTGCCTCTCCGAGGTTTCGATCCCCGTTCTTCCGCTCTTCAGGCGGACGCTATGACCACATCAGCTAAAGAGGCACTCTATTAAACCATCCGTAGCATGAGGATTCCTACCCCGCCCAACCAATCTTAGCTATTCAACTATGAATGCCCATCGCTACGGTGATGGGTGGCCTCTTACTCTGTGTTTCGAGTTTCGAACCTCTACACACATATAAAACTGGTCTAGGTGGTGGGTAACGCTCCCACGATCCGGTGGTTCCAAACCACCGTTTAGCCCTTGCTATCTCACCTAGATATTATATGGTAGCGATGGAGAGATTCGAACTCACACTGTTCTGGTTCTAAGCCAGTTGTCTCCTGCCGTTGGACTACATCGCCACTATCTTTTTTGTGAATGGCAATTTGGACATAAAAATTGTAAATTTTCAGGTGAGTCATCCCAATGTTTTTCATTGATATGATCAATTTCTAAAATCAATTTTTTATTATTTCAAAAAGATTCAATTTTACATTCATTACATATTTCTGGTATCCCTAAAGCAATTAATCCATTTCTTAAATGGGATGCTTTTTGTCTTCCAGAATTTATATCTCTTGTAACTAAGCGTTCGATAGGATTTCTCTTATTTAGAGAGACTTTTCCTTTATTCCAAGCTTGACCAGTCATATGAGACAAATCAATTTGAAATTTCGAACACACACGCTTTAAATGACTTATGTTGCCTCCGACAGGCCTCTTGTCACATTTCCTCAAAACTTCAGATAAAGACATCGAATCTGCTACTATTAAAGCTAATTCATCTTTTTTATAATTATTATATTTTTTATTCATTGATTACTCCATTAGTAGAGTAACTATTTATATAATATTGTATATTTACTAATCTAAAATGATTGATGTTTTCTTGCTACGCCCTTCTAGCTTAGAA